CATGCCTGCTGCGTGACCCCTCCTCAGAGGAGCACGCGGACGAGATGGCGGCAGCAATCTTCGCGATCCGTCAGCTCAGCGCGCTCTTCTCGAAGGAGAAGGCGCCTGCGCCGGCCAAGGCCGAAAGGGCCGCGATCGAGAGCTACGTGCAGGTTGACAAGGAGCTCGACATCCCTTTATGGCTCTGCCAGGCAGCTCCCCCCTCTTCGGAGGTGGGCTGCTTGGCGATGTCCAGAGGGCTGTCCTGCTCATGTTCGGGGACGTTCTCGCAGAAGTGGACCGCAAGGTTCACGAAGCGGAACTAGTACCCAAGCATGGGCCCGGCGCCACTGCTGACCGCTTGCGCGGCAACCAGAAGTGGTCTTTTCCGACCTGGCCTGAGCGTTTGGAGCGTCTCTTCCCTTATAGGGAGTACGCCCAGCACTCAATCTTGGCCGATCGGGAAAAGCCGGTCAGGCTCCTGACCCCGGACGAGGAAATCCCCACAAGGGTAATTCTCGTCCCGAAGACTCAGGTCACACCACGAATCATCGCGGCTGAACCTACTGCAATGCAATATGTGCAGCAAGCCATCGCGATGGAAATCGTGGACGGGATCGAATCGCATCCGATCTCGTCATCCTTTGTCGGATTCAGAGAGCAGTGGCCTAACCAGGCCCTTGCCCACTTTGCGTCTGACGAAGGTTCGCTGGCAACGTTAGATCTTAGCGAGGCCAGCGATCGTGTGCCCAATTGGCTCGTCGAGGCAATCCTCGAGCCCTGGCCGCATCTTAACGAGGCGGTCCAGGCTTGTCGTTCGACACGAGCTGAGCTACCTGACGGAAGGGTAATCCCCCTCCTCAAGTTTGCTTCGATGGGGTCGGCTCTTACGTTTCCGATTGAGGCGATCGTCTTTGCGGCGGTCACCGTAGTCGGTGTACATAGAGCACTGTCACTCCAGGTGTCACGGAAATCCCTAAAAAGGATGGGCCGTGACGAGGTGCGTGTCTACGGAGACGACATAATCTGTCCCTCCGTGACAGCTGAATCCGTGATCCGTTCACTGGAAGCTTTTGGCTTCAAGGTGAACAGGAGCAAGTCTTTCTGGACTGGCTTGTTCAGAGAGTCTTGCGGCAAGGAGTACTGGAACGGACGCGAGGTAACTATTACTCGAATCCGCCACAGGTTCCCCGCCTCACGGCACGACGCGAAAGAGACGGCATCAGCCGTGTCTTCTAGAAACCAGTTTTATTGCGCTGGTCTCATGAAGACTGTGGCGCTCTTCGATGAGGAGCTTACCCGGATACTTAAGGGTAAGTTCCCAGTCGTTGAGTCGACGTCTCCTTTGCTGGGACGTCTGGACTTTAACGCACCGCCCTCGGGCGATGCGTTCTGTCCAGATCACCACGTGCCCCTTGCGAGGGGGTATGTGGTGCAGGCCAAGATCCCGGAAAACGAGATCGATGGTCTAGCGGCCCTGCTCAAGTGCTTGGTGGCCCCCGGTAACGAGGACCCCGAGCATCTGACGCGTAGTGGAC